ATTCAACAAAGACAACTTAAAATAGACGAACAAAATATGTTCGAAGAACTTGAAAGAATCGGATTAGAAGAACAAAACTTCTTAGGTGAAATCCAAAAAGAGTATGGAGATGGAAATCTAGATACTAATACTGGAGAATTTACACCAACAAATACAAAATAATATATTTTTACAACAATGTTTGTATATTTATATTAGAATATTATAACATAATTTATAAGGAGAAACAATAAAATGGCTGAAAAATTAGTATCACCTGGTGTGTTTACAAGAGAAAACGATTTATCATTCATAGCACAAGGAGTTGGAGCTATTGGTGGTGCAATCGTAGGACCTTTCAAACAAGGACCAGCGTTTAAACCAACAATCATCACATCACCTTCAGAGTTAGAAGACATCTTTGGTGCAGCAGATGGTACATATTACACAGAATTAACCGCTCAAAACTATTTAAGAGAGACTGGTTTAGTAACTATTTGTAGAGTAGCAGGTATCGGTGGATATACTGAACAAAATCCTGTGTTATTAACTATATCATCAGCATCAGTATCTAAATCAGTAGCAGTATTATTTAATACAGATACAGATACTAATAGTTTTTCAACTACATTTAGTGCAAGTTCAAACACAGCTAATAATGGTAATTTTTCATTAGGTGGTGCAACACTTAGTGGTTCATATGGTACTTCATTAGTTCCATCATCAACAAAATCAGTAGATGATGTATTTGGTACTTCACCATTAGGAGAAAAAGAAGCGTATGTATACGGATATTTTTCTAATGCAGCAACTAGTACATATACCGGATTTGATACTGCAAGTAATGCAAATGTAAGTTATGTAACATTAGGTGATCAAAATTTCACATACGATGCAACTTACGCTTCTACACCATGGATTCAATCACAAGATATGGGTGGATTAAGATATGATTTATTCCGTTTCCATACTTTAGCAGATGGTACTATTGAAAATACAAGATTTAAAGTTACTATTGGTAATATTAAAGCAGCAGGTGATATCAATGGTTCTGATTACGGAACGTTTTCAGTATTTGTAAGAGATTTTAATGATACCGATAAGAGAAAAACTATTTTAGAACAATATAATAATGTAAATTTAGATCCAACATCAACTAATTATATCGCAAGAGTAATTGGTGATACATATTCTACAATCAATGCAGCGGGTAAAATAACAACAACAGGTGATTGGACAAATAAATCTAAATATATTAGAATTGAAACTAAAGATTCTGATTTATATCCTGTAACAGCTGTACCTTACGCACACGCTGCATATGAAAACTTTATAAGTGGTTCATCTGTGGAATTAGCTAATTTACCTATTGTAACTTTTGCAACTGGTTCAACTAATGTATATGCTGGTATTGATTTAGAAGGAAATGTTGATAATACAATTTATTTAAAACCAATTCCTGAGGGTAATGGTAGTAATTCAAACACTATATTTGGATTGGATACAATAGCATCTTTACCATTAACAAGTAATGCAGCTGCAACAGTTGTAGCAACTAGAATATTTAATGTAGCGTTTCAAGGTGGATTTGATGGTTTAAATCCAACAATTCCTTCTAACAAAGGTGTAGATATTTTAACTACAAATGTTCAAGGATTGGATTTATCTGCAAATGGTACAGGAACATTAGGATACAAAAAATGTTTAGATGCATTATCAAACACAGATGAGTATGATATTAACTTATTAGTATTACCGGGTGTTAATCATGATCAACACTCAGCAGTAACACAATACGCAATGGATATGTGTGAAAATAGAGCAGATACTTTTTATATTATGGATCCTGCAGGACAAAGTGCTGATATTACAACAGTAGTAGGTGTAGCAGAATCATTAGATACTAACTACGCAGCAGTTTACTATCCTTGGTTAAAAACAATCGATACTAATACTGGTAAATTAATCACAGTTCCACCTTCAGTTTTATTACCTAGAGTTTATGCAGCAAACGATGCAACCGCAGCAGAGTGGTTCGCACCAGCTGGTTTAAATAGAGGTGGTGTAATCGGTGCAGCTGCTGTATTAGATAGATTAACACACGCTGATAGAGATGTATTATATGAAGGAAAAGTAAATCCAATCGCACAATTTCCTGGACAAGGTATTAGTGCATTCGGACAAAAAACTTTACAGAGTAGACCATCTGCATTAGATAGAATCAACGTAAGAAGATTGTTAATCACAGTTAAGAAGTTTATCGCATCTACATCTCGTTTCTTAATATTTGAACAAAATACTACTGATACAAGAAATAGCTTCTTAAACACAGTTAACCCTTATTTAGAATCTATTCAACAAAGACAAGGTTTATACGCTTTCAGAGTTGTAATGGATGATACAAACAATACTCCAGATGTAATTGATAGAAACATATTAAAAGGTGCTATCTTCTTACAACCAACTAAAACTGCAGAATTCATTCAAATTGATTTCAATGTTTTACCAACTGGGGCAAGTTTTAACGCATAATTAAAAAAAGATATACTTATAATAAGTAAAGGAGAAATAAACAATGGCTGACGTATTATCATTTGATAAGATATTCTATACAAACTTTGAACCTAAGTTACAAAACCGTTTTATTATGGAAATTGATGGTATTCCATCTTTCATGGTAAAATCGGCAAATAGACCAAAAATTGAAAGTAAAGTAGTAGAATTAGATCATATCAACTTAAAGAGAAAAATTAAAGGTAAATCTAATTGGACTGATATTACAATCACTATGTACGATCCAATTGTACCAAGTGGTGCACAATCGGTAATGGAGTGGATTAGAACATCACATGAATCTATTACTGGTAGAGATGGATACGCAGATTTCTATAAAAAGAATATTGATTTCTACGCTTTAGGACCTGTGGGTGATAAAGTTGAACAATGGAAATTGGTAGGTGCATTTATTAGTAATGCTGAGTTTGGTGATTTTAATTGGAATACAGATGATCCGGTAGAAATTACATTAACAATTACTTACGATTACGCAATCTTAGAATTCTAATCTAAAGAAAGATATAAAAGAAAAGGGAGACATTATTTGTTTCCCTTTTTTATTTTCATTATATTTATATATACAAATATATAAGTTATGACATCAAAAGAATTCGTTATTTGGTTAAAAGGTTTTACGGAAGGAGTGCATGAATTTGCAATTACTCCAAAACAATGGGATACATTAAAAGATAAGTTAAAAGAGGTTAGTGATGAACCAATAGGATTTCCATTTGGAGTTCCGAATACTGCACCAAATACACACCCGTTCCCTACTTGGCAACATCCACATTATGTAGACCCGTATAATCCATATAAGATAACTTGTACACCTGATACAAACGGAACAACGATTACAACAACACCTAACGTGGGTGGTTCAATTACAATAGCTAATCCACCATTTGGATTTGCAGTAACATCAACCGCATATGGATATCCAAGTGGTTCTGCATGGAGTTATACAACTACACAAACAGATGATGATTTAAAACAAAAAAAATAAAAAATAAATAGTTATATAAAACAAAGAAGTTATTATGGAAGAAAACATACAAATACAAAGAGGTGGAATACCAACGACACCACCACAAACTCAACACAAAGGATTTGATTTTCCAACACAGGTAATATCTTTACCATCAGAAGGAAAAGTATATCCACAATCAAATCCTTTAAGTAGTGGTAAAGTTGAAATTAAATACTTAACTGCAAAAGAAGAGGATATTTTAGCAGATAGAAACCTTATTAATAAAGGTGTTGTATTAGATAAATTATTAGAATCAATTGTAGTTCAACAAGGTGTGAATTCGGATGATTTAGTTGTTGGTGATAAAAACGCAATATACTTAGCAGCTAGAGTTTTAGGATATGGTGCAGGATATGATGTTGAAATTACCGATCCATTTAGTGGAGAAAGACAAAAAATTACAATTGATTTATCGGCAGTAGAAACTAAAGATATTGATTATTCTTTATTAAGTCCTGAAAACAGATATTCATATGAATTACCATCAGGAACTAAAATTGTGTTTAAGTTACTTACTCACAAAGATGAAAAAGATATTAATAATGAAATCAAAGCATTAGAAAGATTAACAAAAGGAAAAGCAGTATCATCAGAAGTTACAACAAGATTAAAATATATGATTGTTTCTGTTAATGATAATTCTGATAGAGGATATGTAAACGGATGGGTATCAAACCAATTCTTAGCAAAAGATGTAAAAGCATTTAGGAATTACATTAAGTCGATATCACCGGATTTAGATATGAAATTTCAATTCACATCAGACATAACGGGTGAAACGGAGGCACTTGATATTCCTTTTGGAATCGACTTTTTTTACCCTTCCAACTGATTATAAGAAACAATTATATGATGAAATTTTCTTTTTGGTGTTTCAGGGTGGTGGAGGATTTACGTTCTCTGATGTTTGGTGTTTACCAATTCATATTAGAAGGATGTACGCAAATCAGTTATATGAGATAAAGAAAAAAGAAAACGAAGAAATTAATAAAGCAAATAGTAAAGTTAGGAGAAGATAAACTCCTAACTTTTTGTTTTATATGATATTTATATAAAATCATGTATATGACAAAACACAAAACACAACTAAGTGAAGGAGTATTAGTTACTTTAGTTGATAATTTTTTCAAATCATTACAAAAAGGAGTATCTGATAGATATGTTAAAGCAGCAGAAAAAGCAGAAGTACATCCTGAAGTAATTGATATGATGAAAAAAATACACATAGATGGTCAAAGATTAGACAAATTGATGAAAAAACATCATATAAACTAATTTAACAGATGGCAAAAGCAGATTCAAGTAAACCTTTAGCTGATATTAAAAACACAATTGCAGAATTAAAAAAACTTAATGATGCAATTGATGTTGCTGGTAATTTTCAAAAAAAGAAATTACAGGAACAACAAAAAGAGTTGAAAGAAATCCTTGCACTACAAAGAGCTAGATACAAAGAAGAAACTGCTGCAGAGAGAAAATCATTAGAAGCAAGTATAAATCAAAATACCGAACTTGCTAGTATGTTATCTAAAATGCAAGAAATACCAAAAAGTATGACTTCATTTAGAAAAAATATGGAAGGTACGGTATCTATTTCTGAAAAAATTAAAGATAGTACAAAACAAACAATGGGAATATACCAAAAAGTAGAAACTGGTAAATTCGCAGACGTATTTGATAAAGCAGCAGCATCGGTAGCAGACTTAGCAAAACTATCAAAAGAAGATCAATATGTAATAGCAGCAAAAAATGCAGAAATAATGCAATCAATTTCATTAATGGATGAACACATTCAATTAATAAAAAGTTCTGCAAATTACGATAAAATACATTTAGAACAATTAGAAAAAGCTAGAGATACTTTATTAAATAATTATGGAATTGCAGTTAAATATGCATCGGTATCTAAGGAAGTAAAGGATGTATATAGTGAATTGTATAATGATTTAGATGGTACAAATAAAGCATTCAAAAAAATAGCAACAACCATTGAATTAATGTTAACTAATAGTAGAGCAGCAGCGGCTTTACTTTTATATGGAATAGGTCAGATAATAGATGAATTTGGAGAATTAGGAAAAGAAATTGGTGTAGGTATTACTCAAATGGTAGCTTTAAAACTTGAGGCACTTGCATTTGGTAAAATATTTGGTGAAACTTCAAAGCAGGCAGTAATAGAATTACAGGCGGTATTAGGTGATACGAGAGCTACTACATTTGGAATGAATTTAGATGCAGCAACTTTAGCAGCAAACTATAAATTGGGTGGGGACCAGGCCGCTTACATGGCAACTGTATTTGGTAAGATGAGTGGAAATAGTGATGATGTTGGTAAAAATACATTAGCATTTACAAAACAATTAGCACTTACTAATGGTGTAATGCCAAGTAGAGCATTTCAAGATATTGCAGAAAGTAGTGAATTTGTTGCAAAATTTACAGATGTAAGTGGTAAAAATATTGGAGCAGCAGCGGTAGCAGCGGCTAAATTGGGAGTAAGTCTTAAAACCGCAGAAACTATTTCAAATCATTTATTAAATTATCAAACATCAGTTGATAAAGAAATGGAAGCTAGTGTATTGTTAGGTAGAGAATTTAACCTACAAAAAGCTAGACAATTGGCGTATGAAGGTGATATAGCAGGTTCATTAAAAGAAGCTCTAAATGCAGCGGGTGGTATAGATGAATTTATGAGTTTAGACCCAATCAGAAGACAAGCAGTTGCAGATGCATTGGGGGTATCGGTAGAAGAACTTCAAAAAATGGCATCCCAACAAAAAGATTTAAACGGAATGAATGGTGTGGGTGCACAAATATATAGTAGATTAGAAGAAACTTTACAGGGAATAGGTAACTCATTAGGTGGAAAAATACTTAATGGTTTGGCAGCATTTGTGATGTTTGCAGGACAATTGAATATGGCAATGATGGGTCCGAATAACATTCTAAAAAATATGGTTATGGGAATATGGAATGGTGTAAAGGCAATGGGTTCATTTATAGTTCAGTTAGGAAAAGCAGCTGCAATGAAAATGGGATTTATGGGTCCTGAAATGGTAATGAGTAAGGCGGGTGATATGTATAGAGCAGATTCACCACAAGGTAAAGTAATTAAAACAGCAGCAAAGGAAAGAGCAAAAAAGGCAGCAATTACATCCGTAGCAGACAATATTACACCAACTCCAAAACCAACTCCAACAGCAGGTAAAGCAGTAGGTACAACAAATTCATTAGGTGGAATAAATACTACTGGATTATTAAAAGGTGCAGCGGCAATATTAATAATGGCTGGGGCATTATATGTTTTAGGAGCAGCATTACAACAATTTAATTTAGTAGAACCATCTTCATTATTAAAAATGGCAGGTGCATTAATAATTGTGGGAGCAGCAATGGTAGGGTTATCGGCCATATTTGCAAATCCAATATTATCAGCGGGTTTGGGTATAGCGACATTAGGAATATTAGGATTTGGTGCAGCAATTTATATGGTTGGTGGTGGCATAAAATTATTTAGTGAAGGAGTATCTATCTTATCAGCAGCATTACCTATGTTAGCAACTATTTAGCACCTTTGGTTTCTATGATATTACCTATATTTGGATTAGCAGCAGCAATAACGGCATTGAGTATATCATTAGCGGCATTATCGGTTAGTGGAACATTGGCAATTCCTGTATTAGCAGCAGTAGGATTAGCAGCAGGTGCGGCATCGGCAATATTCGGTGGTGAAAAAAGTGAGGGTAATAGTAATGCAGAATTATTAGCAGAAATTAGAGGATTAAGAGATGATTTAAATAGTGGTAAAGTAGCAGTGAATATGGATGGTAAAAAAGTAAATACAGCATTGGCAATCAATAATAGAAGACAAGGAATGTAAAATGGGAAAATCTTTATTAGAATTATTAGGAGAAAAAAACGCTAATACACCGGAAGTTGTAAAACCTAAACCTGTCATTCCTTCAGTATTTGGTGATGTTATAAAAAAATATGCTGGAGATGAAATTTATACAAGAGAGGAAAAAAATGCAGCTCAAACTATAAATTTTATAAAGAATGTTCCAAAAATTTATGGATTAGATGCAAAACGAATTTTATTACAAAGAGATCCGCATGCAGATAAAGTATTAATTAAAAAAGCAGCAGGTGCAGTGGGTGGTTTATTAGGACCTATTGGTGCAGGTGTTGGTAATTTTTTAGCAGATTTTAATCCAAAATATCCTGATGATTTTTTAGAAGGAGAAGCAACTGAACTTAAATTTAGTTTGTATTCTAAATTAATTAGTAGTGATTATGCTGGTGGTAAATATTATAATGGTGGTGTAAAAAATAAAAAATCTAAATTAGGTTCGTTTTTACAAGGAAATAGAACACCACAACAAATAAAAGATAATGCAGTAGCAGCAGCTAAAACAATGATAATTGGAGCAGCTATTGCAGGTGCTAAATCTTTATTAACAAGGAAAAAGAGGAGAGAGGACCCATCAAAAATACCACCACCACCGGTTCCATTTTTTCCATCTACATTTGTATTAAATTCATCACCGAGAGATGGTGAAATCGTTGCATATAATCAATTACAACATAGAAGAAGTTCACAATTTCCTTTTAAATTTGGTAAAGAGTTTGGTCCGGTAGATACAATTGTAATAGAGGCAGTAGATGGTGATAAAAGAAAAGATGAATTAGCTAGTTTAGATACATTATATTCTAATCATGTTGAAAAATATCTTCGTAAAAATAAAGATAGTGATACTAGAGAATTATATGATAAGTTTGGATATTATACATCATTAGCAATAAACAATGGTGATGAGGATAAGTATCAAAGAATTGGAAAATATAGTAAAGATATATTAAGAATATTTACACCAGAAAAAAACACTAGAGGACAATTTGTTCCTGAGAAATGGGAAAGATTTGCTACTATTATACAATTTGAAGCAGCAAATCCTGAATGGGATAATTTAATTCCAACTAAAGGATTACTAAGATTTGGAACACAAAATGTAAGTAGTACTCAATTGGGTGGAGAAATTAATTTAAGAACATCTAATTTAGATAATTGGTTAGGTTATTGGGCAATTCCTGGTAGTGGTAGTGTAGATTATTCTAAATATTATATTAAACCAGTTAGATGGAATGGTAGGGAAGCCAAATATAGTGACCAGGTTGATGGTAATAATCTTAATAAAATATTAGACCAGGATTATTATTTTGTTTCGGGTTCATTCCAAGCACAATCAAATACATTTGATAAAAAATATAATCCATATTTACAACAAAAAAGAGATGTATTAGATACATCAAAATTTGGTGCATCTAAGAATGAAAAAGCAACTGATAGAATTAAATTTAAAATAGGTGATGTATTATTGCTGGGAACTCTAACCGGTTTAACCGATGCAACCACCCCAAATTGGAGTGCGGTGAAAGGAGTTGGTAGTGGATTTCATTTTTATGGATATGATCATTGGGAAAGAGAAGTTAGTTTTACAATAAGATTATATGCAGAATCTGAAAGTGATTTAAAAAACATATGGACAAAGGCAAATCTAATAAAATCTTATACACTTCCAATTGCACGAAAGAATTTAGGTGTATTTGGTCGTATTATCAAATTACAAATTGGTGATTTAATAAATGAAAAGTATGGATTTATAAGTAAATGTGAAACAACTGTATTAGATGAATCACCTTGGGAAATCACAGATGGTTTACAAAAACCATTTATATTTGATATGAATATTGCATATAAGGTAGTATATAATAACGATAATTTTCCACATCATCCGGTTCAAAGTGATAAAAAAGCATACGAAATCCAAACAAAACCAGAAACAGAACAGCCGGTTGTAATTGGTCCACCACCTCAATTTGGAAATACAGAAACAGATGATCAATTAGATAGTTCACCATTACGTTCAACGGATACATCAACGGTAAATAGAGATAGATCATCTCTAAGATTAAATGCACCTCCTACTACTTTAAGTGGAACTACAAGGGTAGAGCCAGATAATATTGCAAATTGGACTAGAGCAAGAAGTTTAAGAAGTTTGGATTAATAATTAATAATATATGAGATACGATAAGTTAGAAATAGAAAACAAAAAAGGTAAAGGTAATGTATATGTTCCTCAAGCTTTGCCATACATTCCACCGAGTGATAGTGATATTTTAATTTATACAACGGCGGAAGATAGATTAGATTTATTAGCATTATCATATTATAATGACTCAAATCTTTGGTGGGTAATTGCTATGGCTAATAATTTAACTGATATTGATTTAAAACTTAATCCAGGAACTCAACTTAGAATTCCAATGAGAGCAAGTGAAATAACACAATATTTAGGATAGTAAAAAAATAAAGTTATGTCTAGATTTCCATATATTACAGGTATCAAACAATCGATAGTTAATCAAATTCAGAACACATCAAAAATTGAAGCAGCTGGTGAAAAACCATTTATTCAATTTACTAATTTTATCGATGGTAATAATCAAATTTCATACAATAGTTATTTAACATATAAGTTAGATGAAGCAGTTTATGGTGCAAATAAAACTGTTAAAAGATTTCCACCCGTTATAACAGGTTTAAGTGTAACTGCAGCAGGTAGTTTAGGTTCACTTAGAAAAGCAAAGGTAATTGTTAAATTTGCATCTACTCAGGATTTATTAGAACATAAGAATCATTTTAGAGTAGGAAACACACAATTAGTAACTTGGGGATGGCTTAATAAAAATCAAAATTTTAGTGGAGATGGGCCACAAAGTAGAGCAATAGCAGAAAAAATTGTAAATAACATAAATGGATATATTGAATATACAAATGAATTTAAAAATAATGTAGATTTTTTAGCAGGTATCCTTACTAATTTTAATATGGTAATAAATTCCGATGCAAGTGTAAATGTTGAATTTGAAATATCATCTCCATCAGAATTAGTAGCATATTTAGAAATACATAAACAAGGAAAAACATCAAGTGTAGAAGCAAAAACCGAAGAAAAGGGAATGGTAGAAGTGCTTCAGGCATTGGATATAGAAGGAAGATTGATAGAATCTAAAGATAAAGAAATTCGTAATTATGTAATTAATTTAAAAGAAGATAGAGAAAGTAACTTGACTACATTTGGTCAAACGGATGATAGCTATATTCAAATGGGATATGCAATAAACTCAATCGTTAATAAATTTAGGCAAACTACTGGTGATGCATATGGTGTTTTAGTAAATGTAGATATAGAAGAAAGTATTGCAAATTGTCATCCAAATATGATAAGTGTTACCGATAATGTTATATTTCCCAATAAAACAACAATGGGTTTTAAAGATTCAGTAGATTATGAGGGAGCAAGAGTAATTGAATGGGATTTAAAAAATACACAACCATTAGGTCCATTTAATTTTCAAAGAGATAATGTTGGTGATATATTTCCAAGTGACCAATCTATTACTATATCGAATAATTTTTTCCAACCATTTAAAGCTGGATATATTAAAAACATATATTTAAAAACCCAATTTTTAAAAGAAATTGCAAAGGGTTCAAATACGGTACATGAATATTTAGAAAAAATAGTATCAGAGTTAAATATTGCAGGTGCGGGAATATATGAATTAGTAGTTAGAGAAAGTTTTAAAGAAAAAACAGGACAACACATTTATAGTATAGTAGATTTAACATTAGAACGAGATACAAACAACGACAAAGTATCTATTCCAAGTTTAGAATTATTTAGAGATACAAGTAGATTAATTGAATTTAGAGCTAATGCAGATTTACCAAAAGAATTAGCAACTATAATGATGATGGGTGGTGTAAATGCAAATACAACTACAACAAGTAGAAATAGGGAAATGGCAAAATATATGTTTGAAACCAAAAGTCCAGATCCTATTTTAAATTCAGTAAGAATTAATAATAATACAGTACAAGCAACTTTAACGGATAGTAGTGCTGATAGGCAACAAACATCAGTAACAACAGCTACGGAAGCAGGTGGCACAACACAACCAACAACTACAACAGATCCAAAATCTAGTAATCCTAATTTTAAAGAAATATGGGAGGGATTTAAACGTGCAAATCCCAATCTAAGGCCAATAACAAGTCCAATAGAATCTACAAGAAAATTAGTTACAGAGGCAGCAATATATTTGAAACTACCAGGTGCAAATAGAGTTAAATTATGTGCAAGTAAAAAATATGGAAAAGCTGGACAGCCATATTTCGCAGTATTTACAGATGTTAGTTGTGTAAAAACCGTATATTTTGGAGAGAATTATAAAAGAAAAGATGCATTAGTTCCAATATCAGTAACAATGACAATATTAGGATTATCAGGAATAACAATAGGACAAGCATTAGAATTAAATCCAACTCCGGTTCCTTGGTTAGATAGTGATATGGGATATTGGCAAGTAACAAATGTAGAACATGAGGTAGATGATACAAGATGGACTACTGATGTAGAATTAAAATTTAGAGTTAGAGATAACAAAAAAAGAGATGAGGCTAGAAATAAATAATTATGGAAGAGTCAATAATAAAAAATTACTTACAACTAAATACTAATGTAATATTTACAGATAATTTTAGTGCATTTCAACCAACACCAAATGAACAGGATTATAAAAACGAATTTATTTATCGTTATTTTATAAGAAAAAGAAATCAGGACAATGGTTTAATATACGAAGTAAATGCAGATACTTTTAAAGATTTTCAAAATAATCAATTATACTTTGGAACTAAAATCAAATGGAAAATAACCGGACAAATTGATGAAGTAAGTAAACTAAATCAACGTTCAGTATCATTTGGAAAGCAAACACTTTCGAATTTAGATACTCATATAAAAAACTATACTAAGTTTTGGAAAGGGTGATAAAAATCATACTATTATTTGGAAAGTAAAAAATAATACATTATATTTATAATAAATAAACAAAAAGTTATATGAGCAATTTTAAACATCTAACCGATTTAGAAGTACAACAAATTACTTTCGATTGGCGATACAGAGGATTCACCGTATTAGAATTATTAACCGAAGAAGAGGTTGATGAAGTAAACGATGAATTAGAAAAATTAAGACAAGCTAGAATTGGTACAACCACCGAAGATGGTAAAGAGTGGGGTGAGTGGGATCCATTTGCGTATCCACATAAACTTTCTCCTAAATTAGAAAAAATGTTTTGTCATCCAAA